CTTTAATCAATAATATTTAGTTAAATAACCAAAAACTAAAGTTAAAGGAAAATCAAATGATTAACCAACTAATAGCAGGCAGGGATCTTAGCATTACGCTAAAACCGCGCATACACTATTAGGATTCTTATTTGGATCCCTGATAAAGTGTTCCTACTTATTCATTTTTAAGTGGGGATATTCTTTTTGCATAGCAAATTGAATATCTAGCAATCCACGCCCAAACTGCATAGTTCGGGCTTTGCTAATTATTAAGTCAGGGTCATCTTGCATCTGAAGAAATAATTTTCTTCCTAAAGTAGAATAGGTGAACACCATATTAATTGAGTTCGCTCCTTTGTCTCTAATTTACTTAGATCCAAAAGAGTTACTGTTTCTAATTGTTTAGAAAGATCATTAGTATAACCCATTGCTTTATTCATATCTGAAAAAGCTCTTACGCTATTATAAATAGCATATGTAAGAGGGTGATTACCAATGTCTAAATTATTTTGGACAGTTGCAATATTTTGAATAGCTGTTTGGTAAACATCTTTAAATCGTTTATAAAACGAGTTAAGATCTTTAACTACAGACATGGCCATTCCATTTACTACCCCACTGGCAGCTCTAGACCATTCTTGGTTTAGAACTACTTCCTGTGAAGGTATAGTATACTCATTTCTTGCTGTTGCTTTTGCCATAAAGGCTCGAGTTAAAGCAGGATCAAACTCTTTAAGATTTCTAAACACTAAGTTTAGTTCTTGAAAAGCTCTATTGAAATATTTAATTTCAGTAGAGGAATAAAGAAGAGAAATTCTTCCTTTTTCTTTGATTGAGTGGGCATAAAACCCCATCTTAGACTGCATTACTACATCTACTCGTAATGAGGAGATTAAAGAAGTAGCAAGCTGAATTGATGATACTATTGATCTAGGCCCCCGACCCTTATATATCAGGTCGAGAATTTGTGAATATAGTAATTTAGGATTTCCTATATTACTCACAAAACCAGCTATTGGAACTGGCGAAACTTCAATTCCTTTATGGAACCAACGTTTGGCAAATTCATATGTATCTTTAGATACATGTGTTTTTGATGATGATATTTCAACACCCAGTTCAGCTAACAGAGATCTGTAAGTTTCTGCTACTTTATCGTTAGTTATAACGATATCGTCACCAAGAAGTATATACTCCTTGAAGGGATACTGATTATTCAGAAATCCAGCATACTGCACAATCATATGATGTGCTACAGTAAACATGGCCCAACTGGACCGTGCTCCCATTGGTTGTCCTACTTGGTATCCGATATTTCGGAATTCCAATCCTTTATTAAGGAATTCGTAAGCAACAAATGGCTCTGCAACCATTAGATTTTTCCAACACGTAGCAAAAAAGGGCCCTGCTATCTTAGATAACAGTTGCACTTGAAGCTCGATAGGAAATCTATCAGTAGCTGCGCTTAAATCAAGTGAATGATAATGATCATTCATATTCTCTTTACTTATAAAGGGATCTTGAGTGAATGTTCTGTCTTGAGGTATTAATCTCAGACAATTAAACAACCACTTAGATAATGGATCAAAAGCTAGTTGTGATATATAATCATAACATCCTACGATTCGGTGCTTCATCTCTGGATCAGAGATATGGATAAATCTTCGATTTCTCCATTGCACTTTTCTCGTCTTAATATCTTCATAAGATAGTTTATATAAACCATCCATGTTGATCTTAATTGAGGATTTTAGCAATTTAATCCATTCCATGAAGGTATCTCCTCCAATCCCAGCTAATCCCCATAGATTGATACCAGTAAATCTGGCACAAGCTACTTGGGCAGCTAAGATAGCCGGACCACCAAGTGGACCTGACTTTAAGGAAAGAAAAGCCTTTAATGGGCTAGGTCTATTGACTAACGGGTTAAAATTACCTGTAAAGTCCTCGACAAATTTTTCAACGAAATTATCGTCGATTAATTTTCGCGTACCACTAAATGGTTTTTCTATAGATGAATAATCTATAGGACCAGGTGTGGGAAAAGACCGAGAAACTCCTAAACAAGTTAAAGTGAACCGTAATCCTTCTGGTGTTCTATTATCTACTAATTCTTTGAAAGGAAGAAGTAGTTTTGGAAAACCTTCAGGTGTCACTCCTATCATTTCGTGATTAACCATTAAAGGTGAACCACAAAGATATCGAGTAACTATCAATCTAAGCAATTTTATTCGCTTGATTGTAATTACAGGTCCATTATTAATTACCCATTTATAGATTAATTCTATCCAATAGGTAATTAATTCTGACTTTGTTGAATCAGGAATAGACGGGAACCAATATCGAGAAATCCATCTAAGGATTATATCAATATTGTGTAACATAGTTATTATATAATGATGACTGTGTTTCATAGAAATATGATTCTATTACTCCTGAAGGATAACTGTCATAATCATGACAATCCTCCCTCTCTGTGGGGTCAAACACAGAGGTTGTTTTGAGAGAAAATCAAAGAAATTTGGTAATTTCTCTGAGCCATTCCGTAAGGTTTGGC